TAGGCATCTTTCATGCCCTGCTTCCCCGCCTCAAGGGCGGCCTGCTTTTGCTCGTCACTTAATTTACTCATGGTTTTGCTTTGTGAAGTATTTGAAAAAATCCACGGCGGCAGGGTCGGTAACAATGAACTCCGGGTAATCACGGGAAGTGAACACCCTCCGCCCGCCCTGCGGATTGACGGCCTCAACGGTCAGTTCCACGGCTTCCTCCGTCCGCATCGGGTCATCCTCCTCCGGAGCGTAAAACTCTTTCAGCCGTGCCCACACCTGCACCGCCTGCCAGTCCTCACCCATGCCCACCAGCGCGGCAACTACGGCGGCCATTGCCGGGGCATGGTCCGCTGGTATCTCGTCCTGCGTATAGCGCGCCGGAGGTCTATATCCGCCCTTGTCCTGATAAATGGGCGTCAGAGTGAATTCCTGCCATGTTCCAGGCTTCGGAAACTGAATTTGTATTTCTGCGTCGTTCATCATTAGAGAGGTATGTTAATGTCCACAAAATCTGCCGTTTCCTCGGATTCAATGGCATTCGTTCCTATCGCGTCCAACCCGTAGAAAAGCGGGTTGATATTCCCCGGCTGGTAATAGGCATATTCGCCGGGCCCGGCGTTAACGGCTGCCGTTCCGCTGGTGGTGTTGATCACGTCCGTCACCCACCTGGAAATGCCGACGCCAGTCTCAAAATTGGAGACGCCGCGGCAGGTGGCAATTTTGTACAGGTTGTTGGTTTGCGCTCCCGTGACCATCAGCCATAGCCCTCCCAGGTTTTCATAAACGCTGCTGCTGGCAACCGCCTGCTGCTGGTAAATAATCTTGCAGACCGTCCACGGGATGGGTTCGTTCTGTGTCGCAGGAATAAAACTGGTCGTCGTCTTGACCTGCCACCCATCCGTGGAATTGAGCGCGTAAATCTCACGTACGCGCACCGTATAGCCGTTGCGGGCCGCGTCTCTCACATTGTCAAAGGTGATGTCCAGAATCTCCCCTAAATTAAAGGCCAGGCCATTGCCGGGAATAATCGTGTAGGAATCCGTGGTCAGGTCCGTCCTGATTGTTTTCGCTCCGCGCCCGAAGCCCATCGTCACCTTCGCGGCTGCAGTGGATCTCCAGACAAACGAAAAGCCGGCCCAGGAAGAGTAATTCCATTGGGAAGAGGGACCTTCAAAGGGAGCCTGAATGGTGGTGTGAGCTCCCGCGGGAATACCGATGCGGGCCATCTGCCAGGGAACCGTTTTAGTAATTGTCGCCGTCCCGGTCGTGGTCAGGGAGTCCGTATTCAGAAACGCGGCTGCCGTATAAATATTGGACGCACCTCCCATTCCCGCGGCATAAAGCCGGTTGACGCCGGATTCGCTGGTGGGAGCGCCCACAGCCAGCGGGACATTGATCCCGCCATTGGCGTTGACGGTGCTTGAAAACGTGGACGCCCCCGCGCAGTTGAAGCTGGCGCCCTGGGAAATATTCAGGATGCCGGATTCTACCATGAATGTCCCTCGCAGCCAGCCGCCCGATTGGAGATCAACGGACTGATAAAACCGGGTGATTCCGTAAATCTGGTTCAGGGTCCCGGCGCTTCCGCTTCCGTCCGGGTTGTTGACGACCAGAGGCCCGTTGATAGTAGCCGATTCAGCGGTCAGGGCTCCCCCGATGTTGACGTCGCCGACGTTGGACGTCAGCGTCCCGGGCTCTCCCTTTTCCCCTTGTAGTCCCTGGGGTCCTGCCGGACCTTCCGGGCCCTGGGGGCCCTCCGGGCCTTGAGGCCCCGCCGGTCCTGTATCTCCCTTCGGTCCCTGCTCCCCGGTTTCGCCCTGCGGCCCGCGTTCCCCGGTTTCGCCGCGTGGACCTTGCGGCCCTTCGGGGCCGGTTTCTCCACGTTCACCCTGCGGGCCTGACGGTCCCTGAGGACCAACATCCCCGCGGGGAATCGTGAAATTGAGCAGATAGGATCCCACTTCGGACCCCTTGACGGCTTCCGCGTTGGCGGGCGTCCCCGGTTCCCCGGTGGTGACCTGACCCACGGACAGATTAAAATTCTCGGCGTACTTTTTGGCCTGCTCCGCGTACCAGGCGGCGCTGGACGCGTTGTCAAGCATGACCTGCACGCAGCCGCTTCCTTCCGGCAGCTGCACGACGACCGCGCCCGCCACGGCCTGCTGTTCGTCCGGCAAGTCAGGCGTTACACGGCCCGCAGAAACAAAGCATCCGTAGAGCAGCGGTCTTTCCTCGCTGCCATCGTCCATGAAGACGTCGTAGGACCACCTGCCCGCAGGAACCGAAGCCCAGGAAATTACGCCATTGCCCTCGTCATCGCGTGAAAAGCCGAACTCCGTCACGCCCGTCTTGAGACGGACAGCGCCGCGCAGGGTGACGCCGCTCATATCGACGGGATCGCCCTGAAAATCCACCACGCGGACGACCAGCGACTGGTTCAGCCCTGTGACGGTCCGGATATCGTATTTGCCTGCCTGCTGCCTGAGAAAAAAAAGAGGATGCGGGGGCGCAGCGCGCCCCCTGGTGAAACGCGTCAGGAACCCGGCGCCGGCGTCACGTCCTGCACATTGGAGGGCGTGAACTGGTACTTGCCGCGATAATCCATTTCGAACTCGAACTGGGGTGAAGCAATCGCCGTGGTGTGTTCGGGATCCTGCAGGAGGCGCAAGGCGCCATGCGCCGTTCCGACCAGATAGATAGTACCCACGTCGTTCTGATACCAGAAGTGAAGATACCCCTCAATCTTGTTGTCGCCGCCATGTCCGACGGTGGTCGATTCCTCGCCGTTGGCGGGAGGCGCTCCCAAGGCGAAAGAAAGCTGGAACCATTCGGGGGACATGTCCGGCGTGGTGAAGGTCATCCGCTTGCCGGTCGTGGTGTTCTTGCGCTGCTGGCGGTATCCCAGCGCACCGCCGTAAAAGCGCGTCACTTCCCCTTCGACCTGGGTGGCGACGGACTGGAACGCTCCCAGCAGCCCGAAGCTCACCCAGGGCTGTTCAGGCCCGGCGGTCGGATCCGTTGGCGGAGACGTCGGAGGCGTCGGAAACTGGTCCGGCCCGGTGACGTAAGAAGCTCCCTCGTCTTCGGTCACCTTGATGCCGTCGGGGAGGAAAATAGCCAGAACGCCGGTAATCTGCGGCGTTACGTTGCGGTTGGTAAAGGTGGGATCGTATGTAGTAGCCCTGATGCTTGAAACGGTTAGTAGATGATTGTTGCCTTGCCGTCGGCTTCCAGCTTATCGGCGAGTTCTTTCGTAACACGAATATGCGCTCCTTTCAAGAACGTTGAGCGCCCTATCCTCACTTCTTTGGACAGAATGAGGATGTTCGTGTTGATGACGGCGGCCTGCTCCGTCTTCTTTTCCGGTTCGGTGTTGGCTGCAGCTGCTTTGCTCATTTGATGTCAACGAGGTTAAGGGTGGACAGAGCTTCCGCGACGTTCGCGGGAAGTTCCGGGGTATCGGTTTTCATGGAGAGGCTGAGAACCAGCCCTCCGTCCAGTTCGGCGCGGGTGCGAATGACCCGCACGGCCTTCTTGTCAGTTGTTTTCTTCTTTTCGTCCGGTGCGGACGGCGTTTTGCCGGCGGTTTCGGAAGATTCGTCCGGCTTCGGGGCGCTCTTCCGCACGGCCTTCTTGTCAGTTGTTGATGCTTTGTTCATAGAATTCTGGCTTGGTTCTCATGTTAATATTAACCGGGACACGGTAATCCACGGTCAAAACGTTCATTTGCCGCTTCTCGCCGTCAATGATGGCGGAGGAGGAAAAACGGCCTTTGATTTTGGGTTTCATCATCGCCGGTGCGGAAAAGGGAAGAGGATTCCAGTTCCACAGGGCTTCTTCAATCACGTCCCCCACCGCCCGAAGATAATAATCAGGCGTCAGGCATGTCGCCGGGAACAGGGACGCGTTGTGATAAATGGAGGCGATGATGAAATACTGACGCCACATCGTCGGCGCTTCCGTTTGTCCGTGCCCGTCCTGGTATTCTGCCGCGTCCCCGGGGCACACCAGAACAACGCCGTTGTTGCCCATCGCCGACATGATGATGTCGTTGGCGGCGTACTGTGGGTCGAAGGGCCGTTCGAAGATGTGGCAGTTCAGCGCTCCCAGGTTCTTCAGGCGCTCAATGATGCGCCGGCACATGGTCTGGTCGATGGAGGGGATCATGGTTCGTTTCCGATGTTGGCGAGGTAGGTTTCCGCGGCGCGCTGCGCCATCCGGTCCATCGTCGGGAGAATTCCCGGCGTGGGCGGGATCGTGACTTCGCGGCACAGCACGTAGAGCACGTCGCCTGTTCTGGCTCCCTGCCGGAACAGTTTGCGGGCCGCTTTCTTTCCGGTGGCTGATTGCGCCGTCTTGAGGATGAGGACGCCGGTCACATTGCCGTTGCGTCCTCCGTTCTTGGAGGGGATGAATTGCAAGTCATCTTTGCGGAAGCCGGCGCTGTAAATGCTCCGGGCTCCGCCATGGCCGCGGGGGGCATTGATGGTGGGGATGGCCAGGTTTCGGATCGGGTTCCCGGTGATTTCCGAGGTGCGCCCCGTGGGCCGGAGCGGGCCGCCCAGATAACCCTGCGTGCCGATCCAGTGAAGACCGATGCCGCGCCAGGCGATGGAGACGCTGACGCCCTCGGCGGTTTCTTCCATCGTGGTGGCGTCCGCCGCGCCGTCGTAGTAGTCCTTGCCCTGCTGGCGCAGGGTTTCCTGGATAAGCAAACTCAGGGCGACGCCGGCCTTGCGGATGGCGGTTTTGTGCCGGGCCGCGGACGGCTCCATGTCGGCAAACGCCCGGTCAATCTCGGACTGGTCGATGTGGACGCTTACAGCCATTTGGAGGGTAAAACGTAAGGGGTGGGCAGTTCCACGAAGAGAGCTCCGGCAACGTCTTCCACTTTCTTGACGTGCCCGGAGGTAAGGCGCCAGGTGAATTCTCCCTCTTCCTTCCGGGAAACGGGGATATACTGGCGGGAGGACGCGGCGGCCACGTCCGCGGGCCGGGCGTACCAGACGCCTTCCGGTTCGGAGAACAGGCGGTCCAGCAGTCGGTCCAGGTAGAGGGCTGCCAGCGTTCCGGCCACGGCTCCCCCGGCTGCCGCCAGGCGGAAGGCCTGGGCCTGCCGCAAGGGGATCTCTTCCGGGAAATCCCCGGACAGGACGTCCGCCAGTTCCGCGTCCGTGTAAGGGCGCGTCCCGTTCGGGTCCGTGTAGGCAAAGGTGGTATTGCCGTCGTTCCCGGTCTTGACGCGCACGGCGTCTTTCAGGATGTGGCGGATCTGGTCCTTGTTGGATTCCGTCACGCCTTTGGCATTGCTTTCCAAGGTGGCGTTGAAGCTGGCGGGAGCGGGACGGACGCGCGACACGTCCAGCCCGGCCGCGCGGGCTTCTTCGGCGCCCACGGGGGCAATGTTCATTCCGGACAGGTAGTCAAAGGGCGGGTAGGGAGTTCCGAACCGCGAGAGGCGGATCCAGATGTCGGAGGCCGCCAGCGCATAGCCGACTGTTTCTCCGCGGATGAAACCGGCTGATACCGCTTCCGTGGCTTCTTCTTCCAGCCCGGCCCGGGCACGGTTCCAGCGTTCGGCCCAATAGCGCGGGTCTTCCCGCCCCTGGGAGCGGTAAAATTTGAAGGCGGCCGTGTCTTCGTCCTGCGTCCAGTCGTACCAGTTCCGGTAACCGTGGGCCATGGCCGCGTTGGTTTCCATGACGACCTGGATGCGGACCCAGGAGGACAAATCCTGAATGCCTCCCTGCCCCGTCGCCGGGGGGCGGTATCCCTGCTGCTGCAGGGTTTCGCGGATGGCCTTCTGCGCTTCCTCGTAGCTCAAGGCCCCCGAGGCGACCTGGGACGCCTTGTCCTCAAAATCGGACAGGATGATGCCGGGTTCCACCCCGGACACGAAGAAGGCGCGTTCGGCGTAGTCGTTGGCAATCATTTCCATCTGGGCGGCGGTCATCATCGGTAGGTGCTTCGCATGGGGTTGAACCAGGGGCGGCGCGTGCAGCGCGGCATCATGTAGGCGGGATCCGCGGGCGCGGAGCCGTCCACGCTTTCCGGCAGCATGTCCCCTTTGGCGTAGAGCGCCAGTATCGCGTCCGCCGAATCAGCTGCCTTCTGACGCGTCTCGGTCAGGTTGAGCTGGTAGCGCAGGTAGAGCTGCCGGATGATCAGCGGCCATGCCAGGGACCGCATGCTTTGCGGAATGTCGTACATCCCGCTGTTTTGCAGGGATTGCCGCAGGGCGAGGTTGTTGGCCAGCGCCCCGCGGATGGTCATGCAGACATCGTTGACCGCCTCCATCATGACGTCCCGATAGTCCAGGCTGCGCTGCTCCCCGGCGGTCACCAGGGCGTCGCGTTCGGCGGTGTTGAGACCGAGCAGCCGATCGGCTTCATCGGTGGAAATCGAGGACCAGGCAGGAAAGGCGGACATGATGGAGGCGGGGTTGGGGTTAATCGGCGGAGGCCGTCGCGTCGATGCGGACGATGGCGCTGGGGTTCGTCAGCTTGGTCAGCGAGTAGACGCGGTTGGTGACGAGCGTCAAGGCCGGCGTCGGCTTGTATTCAGTGATGACTTCGCGGCGAAGCTTGCCGGAAAGCCCGAAGGTTTTGACGGCGGAGGCGTCGAACTGCGTCGGGGAGTCTTCCTTGTACAGGACGTAGACTTCGTTTTCCATGATGGTTTTCGCGTCGCCGGAAGCGTCGCGGTACGGCATGGAGGCGATGTAAATATCCCGGATGGGCCGGATCAGAGCCATGCGAAGCAGGTCTTCATTGAACAGGCCGACGCTGTTGAAGGAAACCACCTGACGCGCCAGCGGATTGGACCGAAGCAGCTGCCATGCGTTGACGCCGAAGACAATCGTGGTCGGGAAGTGTCCGGTTGCGGCGTTGATGGACAGGATTGCCTTGTCCAGCTGATCCAACGGGTTTTTCTGCGGGTTGGCCCAATCGCCCATGCCGGAAGCGGCCGGAAGCTGGCTCATCAGAAGCTTGGCGCGTTCGTATTCGTACGACGTCACAAACTGGGATTCGATGAGTTTGTATTCCGCCAGGGTGATGGCCTGCGCCTTTTCCCGGTTGACGCCCAGCAAGGCGTCAGGGATGGGCAGCGTCAAGCCGTAGCCCTGAAGGGTGTCTGTTTCGTTTCTTCCGCGCAGGACGGTCTGGCGGGGAGGTTCGCCCGGTCCCACCTGGATGGGCTGGACGGTGAAGGCCGATTCCGTGTCCCAGACCTTGTACTGGAAATTCATGTCATAGACCGGGACGATCGGAGCGATGCGGCTGATGATGGAGTTCTCTTCGGTGTTGCCGGACCCCGCGGAATAGGAGGTCAGGACATCGGTGAACTGAACGGCGGAGCAAAATGGAGTAGCCCTTGTTCTTGGTCTTTCTGTTGGTTGGGGTTAATAGTTAGGCTGCGGCGACCTGGTAGGACGGGACGAATCCGATTTCCACAAGGCCCTGTTCCCACTGGGCATGAATAACGCGGGCATAGACGGTGTCGCCGCTGGCGGCGGCCTTCCATGTCCCGTTGGCCGTGATGGTGACGGGCGTTCCGGCGTTGATGGTTCCGGGCGTGTCGGATAGAGCCGCCTTGATGAGGCCGGCATACATGCCGACGAGCGCGGCGACGCAGGTTCCCTTGTTGGGCTGTCCCTGCAGGACGACGCCTAGCAGCTGCTCCTGCGTAGGAATGGCGGACAGAGGCGTTCCGACAAATTCAGGGATGTCCGGATTGGCGGTCAGCGCCACGACGGTTCCTTCCTGTCCGCACAGGTCAACGCCTTCCGGGGCGTTGAAATAGACGATGGCGCTTTTCTGGGTTACGTTGAGTGATGGCATTGGGTTTGATCAGGTTGAATAATTAACGTTGGGCGGAGACGATGAAGCCCTCTTCGGTCGCCTTCTGGCAGGCGTCATAGCGCTTCATGCCGTCCTTGATGAGTTCGTTCACACGGTTGTTGAATGCGTCAATGGATTCCTTCTTGCGGAACGGATCAGGGGGATTCAGAGTCACGCGGCGGTTCAGAGGCGTCCTTTGCGGAAGCTTCTTCTGCTCCGGCTGCTCCTGTTTCTGTGGGGCCGCCTGGCGGTTGAGTGCGCGGATAAAGGCGTTCAGCGCGGCGGGGCTTTCCCGGAGAGATTTTTTCAGCTCTTCCCGGCGTTCTTCCGTGAATTCCTCGCGTTCTTCCTCGTCCAGCGCGTTTTCGTACGTGCTGACGGCGTCGTCCACTTCGGCGTTCACGTGGTCTTTCTCACGCTTTTCCAGCGAGAGCAGTTCATCAAGTCGTCCGAGGATCGCCCTGCTCATGTCGTCGGTGCCGTCAAATTCGACATCCAGCTTGTCAAGCAGGGAATCGAACAGGGCCCGCTGGGCCTTGTCCATTTCCTTGGACGGATATTCTCTATCGTCGTTGTCCATATTGGTGTTCTGGGTTGTTTCCCCCTCTTCGGGGCTTTTGGGTTCGCCCCCGGCCTCGTCGGAGGCGGGGGAAGTCTGTCGGTTAACCAGAGGCCGCTTTCCCTTGATGCGTGGACGGTTGGTCAGGGCAAAGCCGGTCAGGCGCGAAGGACGGTAGACCCCGTCCGACAAGGTCATCCCTTCGCCATATTCGGTGGATGATTGCGTGTATTCCTTGTCCTGCAGCATCTTTAGGCCGCGCGGCGTCCATTCGATGAAGCCGTAGAGTTCCAGCGTGCCGGAAGGGTCGCGGTAGGTGTCCAGCCTCTTGAGCCATCCGAGGGCCCGAGTATCGCGGGAAAGGTCGTGGCTCAGGTGGTCGCCGTCGATGAGCATGCCCGGGCCGTCAAAGGTGCGGGCGTTGAAGTCGTCCACCATGTCCTGGATCGCCTGCTCGTCGACGCGCAGCACGGCGGGTCCTTCGCCGTAGTCGACGTCATGATCCCCGCTCTTCTCGACGTGGAACCAGCCGTTGGCGGGTTGGGAGAGGTCATTGATTTGTTTCGTACTGATCATCGGTAAATCCTTTCATGAGTCCGGCGTAAATCATTTGCTGAAGCTGCTCGTAGGCGTCGGGCGGAATGAGCGCTTTTTCCGGTTCCCTGTTGGACGCCGTCACCGGAACGGGTTCCTGCGTGTCCTCGATGGACATGCCGATCTTTTCTTCGATTTCGGTTTTCTCGGGGCGGACGCCTCCGTCCGCAAGCGCGGCGATTTCCTCGGCCTTCTGCAGTGGCGTCTGGACGGTGTCAAAGGTGATGTGGAGGCGGGCCAGCGGTTCGCCGTCTCCCAGGACTAGCGGGCTGATGGCGGCGTTAAAAGCTTCGGCGACTTTGGAGCAGACCGCGGAGACGACCGAATTCCAGCTGTCCGTGTGCGCTCCCCCGGCCAGCGTGCCGGAGCCTGATTCATTCAGGACGGTCAGAGTGCCGGCCATTACAAACCGCACCTGGTCCTTGTCGGACATGTTGATTCGGGATAGGAAATAGTTTTCGTTGATGTTGGAGGCTTTCAACGGTTCGGCGGTGCAGCCGGGAGGAAGCACAATGGAGGCTCCCGATTTGAGTTCCTCACAGGCCCGTTCCAGCGCGTCCATGACGGCGGCGCTCGCGTCCTTGGGCGCCGTGATGATGACCGGGGCGCTCCCGTAGCGGTCCATATGGTTGTCCCACGTAACTTTGGCGTGATTCCGCTCAAAAGAGGCGCGGGTTGCCGGAAAAAGAATGGGGTTCCGGTGCTCCATGACCACGAGCGTTTCTTCCTCTACGCTCTCGCCCGTGTCGACCCCGATGTAGCACTGGGGATTAAACTGCCATTCGTTCAGCTCTCCGGGCCGCACCCAGTATCGCTGCGGGATGAATTCAAAGCGGCGGCCCCAGGCGTCCTCAATGTATTGGAGGTGGGCGTAACCGTAAAACATGGCGGAAGCCAGCTGCCCGAAAGCCTGTTGAAGTCCGGTGACGGAGTGATAGAATTCTTCCAGCGAGGTTTTCTGACGCTGCGCTTCCGGGCTGTCGTCCGCGGCGTCAATCTTCCATCCCTGCATGGAGACGCTTTCAATGAGCCGGGAATAGAGCATGCCCAGCAAGCCGTCTGAGTAGATGACCTCGTCCCAAATGAGCATTTGGCGGGCAAAGGCTCCACGCCGCGCTTCGTTCCGGGCGTCAATCAGGGTTTGCAGGTCGGCGCCCTGTAACGGGTCCCAATATTCGTACCATTGAGGCTGGTTAGGCTTCCGGCTCTGTTCCGTCAACGCTCGCCGGGCCAGGTCCGTTTCAAGCTCCTTGATTCTGGTCTCCTGTTGGGCTACCAGCTTCGGGGCGTTGAGGATATTTTTGACGGCGTTAAACCTGGCTAAAAAACTAAAGAAAATGGTGGTTGCGGGAGAAAGAATTGGACTTTCAATTCGGGCCTAGGAAACCCGCGTGATACCGTTTCACCATCCCGCGATTGTTTACATATCGTCATATATTGATATATTGATATGTTGTCAACCCTAATATCTCCCGTAAGCGCGTTTTGATGACACGGGTCGGGCGTACCAGGCTCCCAGCGTCCGCTCCAGTCCGCTGTTACGGCGCGCGAGCCAGGCCATCACGAGAGCGTCGGCGCGGTCGGGGGAGCGCACGCCTCGTTTCGCCATATCTTCCTTGCTCTCAATGCGGACGCGGCCTATTGCATCCGTCTGGAGCCGCGGCGCGACCAGTTGTTCAATCGTGTCCTCGTCAATGTCGAGGATGAGTTCTTTTTCTTCGATGGCGCGGGCCAGGGCCCGCCATGCCTGGGCGCGCAGGTTGACAAAGGCTTGTGTGTCATCCGCCGGGAATCCGCCGCGGTAGGAGTGCACCGGAAAGCCCTCGGCGCGGAAGTCGTCAATGATGGGGAGCCCCATGCCGTCGCCGTCGGCAAAGATGCGGTCGGCGGGGATGCCGAGCTCGGCGGCCTTTCGGCGGAACCGTCCGCGCGCTCCTACGGTGTCCGGGTCGGACCAGTGGTCGGCGATGAAAAAACGGTTGCCGTGCCCGGCCGCGAAGACGTTTTCATCGCCCCCCGCGGCAAAGTCGAAGCCGCCGCAGGTCTCTCCGGTGTCCAGGAAGGGAGGCGGGTTGTTGACCAGCTCCATGAGAGAGCGCCGGGAAATGACGGATTGTCCGTCCAGGTCGGTGAATTCGCCGAGGATGGCGGAACGGTAAAATGAGGACTGCTCGCCGTATTCTTTCTTGAGGCGTTCGGCCTTCCCCGGGTCATTGATTTCGATATGCGGGCAATCCTCGTATTTGACGCGGATTTTGTAGTAGAGCGATGAATTTTTGTGAAAGCAGTCGTAGAATGTGCCGGAATCGGCACCAGGCGACGAGGTGATGAACGCGTGAAAGAGCGTGCAGCGGGAAACGGCGGTGAAGATGGAGTCCGGAATGGTTTTGGCCTCGTCCAGGACGTAAAAGACAGGATCCACGTCGGGCGAGATTTTTGGATGCCATCCTTCCGCACGTCCCGCGTTGTCGGTGGAGAAACCCACGGCAAAGCCTCCCTCCGGCGTGCGGATCTCCGTCTTGTTGAAGGTCCAGCCGGAAAAGAAAGGATTGTCCATGTAGCGGCGGAGCGCGGGAAAGAGCTGCTTTTCCACCTGCATCCACGATGAGGACGTAACGGGGACCTGTCCCCGCGGAAAACAGGTGAGAAAGTACAGGATGGCGGGAGCGATGCAGTTGCTTGTCTTGCCGGATCCGTTAGGAGCGACCAGAGCCACGCTTTTCCCTCCCAGGGTCAGCTTGCCCAGGGATAACGCCTTGATGGCCTCCACCTGCCAGGGATAGGGGTCGAGGCGGAGGACATGGCGCAAGAAGAAGCTGACGGGGAGATGATTCCTGCTCGGTTAAGGATGGAGTTTGCCGGCGATGGTTTCCAGCGCGGTTTTCTCGTCTTCCTGCAGCTGGGCTAGCTGATCGGGGTCCAGCGTGATTTTCCGTTCCAGCGGCGCACCGGGAACGCCGGCGACGTCCTGGCGGACCCGGTCTCCGAATTTCTCCGGCGCGAAGCGGGCGGCGACTTTCAGCCGGGTTTCAATGGCGAGCTTCTTCGCGGCGACGGAGGCGGAGCCGCATTCCGGGTCGAGGGCGACTTTCGCGGCTTCATCGGCCAGCTCCTGACAGGCGTCAATCATAGCTTCCGACTGCGCTTCCCGCGCGCGTTGAATGAGTTTGGAAAACTCCGGCTTTGTTTCACGCCAATTCCAGACCGTCCAGACTTCCGGCATGTGGTCATCGGAGCAGATGGATTTCATGGTTTCTCCGTTAGCCAGACGGGAGGCTATTTCGGCGGCCAGTTCCTCGGTGTAGAGACTCGGCCGCCCCGGTTTTCTTTTGGTTGTGGGTGATGCTTTCTTTTTCCTGTCAAAAATCTATATATTTTTTTATCTGGGGTCAAATTTTCTCTCATTTCTCTGTTGACATACTATCAAAAAGATAGTATGTTGTCTTTGTTGAGAGGGGGAAGCCCCGGAAGCATTAATTATAGAAAGAGAAAAAAATGATCATCACCCACAAATTGAATATTGATGAAGCTAAACTGGGGTCCTCCGTAAAGACCAACTGGAAGCTTTCCAAGGTACGCGCCATCGTGTCCAAAGAATCCGAGAAAGCCATCCAGATTGACACGGACTTCAGCTGCGGGAGCTCATCTTACCATTGGATTCCGAAAAGCCTCATCGCGGCTATCGATAAAAAAGAAGACGGGGTATGGGCCGGAGATTGTTTTGTGACTCTTCCCACCTGGTTTTGCATCGAAAGCGGGTTTGTGTCCGAAGCCTGAAAAAAATCAACCTGCTAAAAAAATGAAAGTAACCAAAGAGATTAAAGCTAAACTGGAACGCATCAGCGTCGAGTTGGAAGATGAGCTGGTGCGTGAAAAAATCGTGATTGACGAGTGCGAGGGCGTCGAGCTGAACGCCCTTGACGAGGGAGGCGTCAGCTTACTTTTTCAGGATCCGGAAAACTATGACGAAGTTGAAGACGTTGAAAACTATGAAGACTTAAATATTTCCCTATCAATTTATTTCGCCTCTTGGCTTTCGGAATCCAAAAGAGACCTGCTGGAAAAAAAACTTCGCGATAAGATGGAAGAAAACCGTTTCCTTTTTTCTCCCGTCACCGGAGACGGGAATGGAGTCTATATTTACGGAGCGGAAATTGAAGGTGTGGGAGGAAAAGAACTTCGGACATTGCATCAGTTTTTGGACTTTTTGAAAACAACCCACCGGTTGAACAGTAAAACAGCTGCGGTGAATCGCGCCGCCGAGGTGATCGGGGTCACCCGCGTGACGGTGTGGAGATGGTTGGATTCTGACCGCGGGCCGGGGGCGCCGATGGATCTTCTGATGAATTTAATCATGGAACGAGGGACGACCAAAAATCTCCCCCGCTGATTTTCCTTCATCCTCCCTGTTCCGCTTCTTCTCTCAATTCCCGGAAAGAAGCCCATTCACAGGGGATGATGCCTCCGGCTTCATGCATCCGGCTGACAATAGCGGGGCCCAACGCAGGTTCAACCTCTTCCGCCCGGAGGTTGGATATGATGCAAGTGGGTTTCCCTGACTGGAAGCGGGCATCTACCAGCCGATCGATTGAGTAGGCCGCGAAGTCTGAACGCTTCAGCTCGTGGAATTCGTCAAGAACTAGAAAGTAGGGCCGCTTGAAACGGGACATCACACCCTTTTCGCGAGCTTTTTCGTCCTGACGCAGGGCAAGGCAAAAATCATAAGCCTTGCTGTACCGGCAAGACCTGCCAAGGCGCGTCAGCCCGCGGGCAATGGATGAAGTCATGACGGTTTTCCCTGTGCCGCATGGTCCATGCAGCGCTACAATCGCGCCGGGCGTTTTCACCAGCGCGCTTACGCGACGCCTGGCGGCTTTCCACGGCGTTTCACCGTCCGGCAACGTATCCAGGGCATGAAGGGCCCGGCGCGGGAATCCGGAAGATGACAGAAGGCAGAACTCGTCCTCCCGGCGCTGCAGCTCTTCCCTCATGGCTGCCTCCAGGGCGGCGCGTTCCTCCGTTTCCGGGTCGTCCGTTACCAAGGCTTCCAGGCGGTTCAGGATCCCGGCTATTTCCTGGGCGTCGCACATGGCAGCGGCGGAATGTACATTGTTCATATTAGTAGCCATAAGTTTTTGATTGTTGAGTAGTTTGTTGTGTTTCCGGAGTGTTTCTTTTCCGGATGTTGTCGAGGTATCGCAAAGCGAACGCCCTCACAGCGGCCCGCCAATTGGCTAGCGGAACTCCCTGCCTGTCCACCCATCCGGAAGCTTCCCGATCGTTGAAGAAAAGCAAGGCAATTTGTTTAATATCAGAATGTTGAAGTGGAAGAGCGCCTTTGAAGGCCTCTGCCGTCAGAAAAGCCTCCACCTCTTCGGACGTCTCCGGCAACGGAATGGCGCGTTTTTCTTTTTCATTGGCCCTCGTTAGAGGGACAATGTTTTCTTTCTTCTCTTCTCTTCTCTTGTCCGCATGTTGTCCACATGTTGTCCGCTTCCTGTGCGGACGTTTGTCCGCATTATCGTCGTAACCCATTCTTTCCAGGCGTTTTCTTTCTGCTTCCATTGCGCGGCGTTTCGCGGATTGGCCGTTGTGCCGTCCAAAGTTGGGGAACTCAAGGGAGGCAGCGCGTCCCTTGAGCCAGCCCACCTGGCGAAGCGCATCGGCGAACCCGTTCAGGTCCGCAATGTCGTCAATGTCTTCTTCCGAGATGTCCATCCCGGAACCTGTGAAAGAATGAGTGTCCGCCCAGGACCATACGGAAACAAGACGTCCTACAATGTCGAACCTGGATAAATGAAGAGCGCGGGCCATGCGGCGCACTTCCGGCTTATCGTTCAGTTCTTTTTCCACTTTGATCCAGTCTCCGGCCATATCAAAAAAGCGTCAGTTGGGGGTTGTAGATTTCATAAATACCAGGAAGACGGTCTTCCCGCGGCGGTGTCCGAACAAAGGTTCATGGCTGGCCAGTTTCAGAACTTCCGCGGTTGAAACCTGATCCTCGCACCACTTGAACACCAGAATGCCGCCCGGTTCCAAAACCCGGAAACACTCCCGGAAGCCGGATTTCAAATCCTCCCTCCAGGTTTTCTGGTCCAGTTTTCCGTACTTCTTGGCCAGCCAGGATGATTCCCCAGCGTGAATCAAGTGCGGAGGGTCGAATACCACAAGGCGAAACGCCCCGTCGTTGAAAGGCATCTTCCGGAAGTCCCCGACGACGTCCGGCTTGATTTCCAGGGTTCGCCCGTCGCAAAGCATGTGCGTTTCCTCCCGGCGGTCCATGAACACCACGTCAGGATGGCGGCGGTCAAACCAGAACATGCGGGAGCCGCAGCAGGCGTCAAGAATGGCTTTCATTCCCCCTCCTTTCCTTCTTGGAATCTGCCAAGCAAAACCCGGAATGCAGTTGCCGCCACTGCAGGAACTTGCCCGTTGCCAAGGGCTTTAAGCTCGTCCACTTCTGGGGCCACCCCATCATCAGGGCGGCGAAAGACGCTGACACACACATCCCCCTGACTCGCTTCCCACCGCTCCTGACATAGAGATATGCCAGGTAATCTTCCAAATTCCCTTTTGGTTTGCCTTCCTCCGCTCTCTTCCAACACAGTCCATATTTGGCGATACATGCACGAATGGTGGGCAAGAAGCCATAATCTGGCGCGGCGATGGGGTAATCCAACGGCGTCAGCTCCCAGCACACACCATGCAGCATCATACCCGATGCGGGCAAGGTCACCGAGGATTCTGGCAAGTCCTCTTCCCACAAGCAGAGGTGAGTTTTCCAGGAATGCGAATTCCGGTCGTACTTCATTGATAATTCGGTGCATTTCCCGCCAGAGGCCGGAGCGGGCGCCGTCAATGCCGGCGCCTTTTCCTGCGGCTGAAATGTCCTGGCACGGGAAGCCTCCAGATACCACGTCAACAAGGCCGCGCCACGGTCGTCCGTCAAAGGTTCGTACGTCATCCCAAACCGGGAAAGGCGGGAGTAAGCCGTCATTCTGTCGGGCGAGCAGTACGCTTGCGGGATAGGGTTCAAGTTCGACAGCGCAAACGGTGCGGAATCCGAGCAGCTCGCTTCCAAGTATGCCTCCACCAGCGCCCGAGAAAAGATGAAGCTCATTCACTCTCCCTCCTTTCTCGGCTCCCAGTTGTCGGACGCATAATGGCTTCGGGAGCACATATCACATGTGTATGGGTACTCGTCATCCCTATGCAGGCAGGTTTCGCAACGGCGGCGTTGCCACGCCCTGCACGCGGCCCGTTTCTGGCGAACGACATGAATTTTCGAGGCAAGGCCCATCGCCTTAATTAGGCATTTCTGTTCATGCATCATGAGACGGCGATATGGTTCCCCGAATCCATGAATGGCATTTTTGCGGATTTTATAAATTGTCCCTCTGAGAGATTCCACAGCTCGACCATATTCATAAAAAGCTTTCTGTTCAGGCGTCATCTTCATTTTCTTTTTCCTCATATTTTAAGTAGACTTCAATCGCTTTGAGAAATCCTTTGTATTGTCCCGCTAAATAGAGGTAATACCCAAATGAAAAAATGGAGACTAAAACAACTATAAGTTCTGCGAGTTCAAAAATCATTTTCCTTTTATTTTGAATATAATATATTGAATGATAAGAATAACTAACAATATGATTAAAATTGAAAATGTTAAAATATCGAATAAATCAATAATTATCATTACCGGTCTCCTTTCTGTATTGTTTCCACGTCCCAGCCTGTTTTCGTTTGTTTCACAGCGACAAAAACAAAGGGGAACTTGTCAGCGGCGGCCTTGATTTTTACTCTCGCGTCGTCGCGCCAAAAGCCTTTCACTTCATGGAATTCAAGTGTCCCATCATTGCGGACGACCATGAAATCGGGCGTGTAGGAGCAGCGGTTCCCAAGGACCAGCTTGACGGCCTCAAACTTGAATTCCCGGATGTGCCCCTTTGCTTGACGGTCGGACAGGTAAAAGCCATAGGCGGCTTCGGTCTTGTTCATCACGCCGGGCCGATGGATAGCTCTTGCCATGGTTCTCATGCCGACCTCCCTTCTACGGCTGGACGGATTTGAGGCATGATGACGTCAAATTGGTCTCGGTATTCTCGCTTGAAATCATTCAGCGTCTCGTTGATTTGGTCGGTGTAGGCGTCCCATTTCACTTTGAGCAGGAAGGGACGCAAGCCCCGGCAATAGGAGAAAAAATACCATGTCCGCAGCCCCGTCACTGCCATGGATCCGTGCACCTGGGGACGGTATTCGGGAGGCAGCTCGCCGTTGAGCAGGTAGAGGGCGTGAGTCTTGGAGAGGGGGCACTTGATTTCAAGGCCCGCCATGTAGTCGCCAGACTGGTCAACGATGAGCCCGTCAGGGCTGCATCCCACCGGTCCGTCTTGGCAAAGAACGAAACCCACTTCCTTGACGGTCATTCCCGTGATGGTTCTGAATTCGTCCCGGGCTTCCGGTTCCAGTTCTTCTCCCTGGTCCGTATGACGGTTGCCTTCCCACTTGATTTCATCGGTCCGAAGGAAGGAGCAGCACAGATCAATGATGAGTTCTCCCCAAGGTCCCCTTTCCTGGTGCGTTCTGGGCTGGGGTTTCTTTCCCGTAGGCGTCAGCAGCCGCTTAAAGTTGCTCGCGGTCAGACGGCCGGCGCGCAGCTTAAACCAGGCTTCCGACCGCTGATAAATGTTTTCGTAGACGATACAGTTCTTGGACAGGCTCATGTCAATAGTCCTCCATGTTGGCGGTTGCGTATTCTTTTGCGGCCGGTATTTCCAGGCCCGGTATAAAGTCGTCCTGCTGTTCAGGTTCCGGCAGGGCGTCCTGCGGTTCTTCTCGGAATTCTTCAGGGGACGGAGCGTTGTTCCACGGAGTTTCCCCTTCGGCTGGGCCGTCTGTTTTTTCCGGTGTTACATTTCTCATTCCTCCGGCGATGTCTTTCCCTTCGTCTTCGTCATAGATGCCTCCGAATCCAAAGGCCACGCGGCCACACTGCATGATGGCTTTGTGGCGCAGCATACGCCGCGGCCATTGACGCCACGGATCCGTGTTCTTCTTGCATTCGGTCAAGTATTCCGTGATGACAGTCGGGTGTTGGTTGTCTTTTCGGTAGATTCGGCAAGTGCATGACTCCCCGTCACCGCTCATTTCCACGTCCATGCCGTCAAATTTCGGATGCGTGTTGATCAGTTTCAGCCATCCGTCGATGCCGACAATAGGCACTATCCCCCCGTTTTTTCCTGGGAACGCGTAAATTTCTTTGAGGAAGGGATTCAGTTTGTATTGGTTGGCGACGACGCAAAAGGCCATGAGTTCCTCATTGGTGGCTTTGGGTGCAATGGTCGCTTTAATAGTCATGTATGCCTGGGAGGGGTTGACTCCCATCCTTTCCGCCAATTCCACCAGCATGGGGGCGATCGGCTTGGACACACATGGGGCTTGATTGGCTGGGTCTTCTGTGTTAGTTGTGTTTATGTTGTTATTCTTATTCATATTATTTTGATATGTTGTGTTTAACAGGCCGGGTTCAGTTGCCGCTGACCCGGCTTTCTAATTATTGAGCATCTTTGTCTTGCTCTTGCAAAAATTCAAACACTCGTATAACGCGCTGATACTGATTATTGAAGGTCACTCTACCTTGATCTGGATTGTGAGTTTTATAAACGGCTTTTTTGAATTCATTCAGGTTGCCGACAAAGCATCCAGTACACACGGTTTTTGAATTTAAATGAAAGGTCGCGAAACTACTGCGAGTTCCCTGCGGTCCAATCACAATATAATCAGTCACTTTTTCGGTGAAGCCACGTCTTAAAATAGCCTCCCCGTAGACCTTGGCGTTCCCGCAGACCCCGGCGTCCTCGCAGACCTCGGCATCCCCGCAGACCTTGGCGTTCCCGCAGACCCAGGCGTTCCCGTAGACCCAGGCGTCCCCGCAGACCTTGGCGTTCCCGCAGACCTTGGCATCCCCGCAGACCTCGGCGTTCCCGTAGACCTCGGCGTCCTCGCAGACCTCGGCATCCCCGCAGACCTTGGCGTTCCCGTAGACCCCGGCGTTCCCGTAGACCTTGGCGTTCCCGTAGACCTCGGCGTTCCCGCAGACCCAGGCGTTCCCGTCTTGGGACAGATTAGCTTCTTTTTCAATGTAGCCTCCTATCTCTCCGGACTTTATGGAGGCAAATGCGGTTACGCATACAATTTGATTCAGAGTGAGTCCGTATACCTCTTTCGTTATCCCTGTGAATTTATATTTTTGCATAATATTTTATTTATTTAGTTAATCAGTTAAAAAAGGTTTTTGAGCAGGAGGAAAATTAAGAAGAGGAATGTTCCTCCGGCAGTAACCAGTCCACACCAGAAAATCAGGTAAGCGAGGATTTTGGTAATCCGGGGCCCTGATTGGGCGGCTTGGGTATAGTTCCAGCAGCGCTCCGCTTCGTCCGGGATGCCGTTGAGGCGTTCCCTGGCGCATAACGGGCACAGAAAGCGCGCGGTGAAGACGCCGTCCTGATGGTCTCCTACCAGGGACATCCATGATGTCGAGGCTTTCAGCGGCGCCGCGCACATGTAACAACGCGCCGTCTTGGCAGGGTGCGGGTTGTTGGTGATCGTTTCCACCATCCCCTTGAAGGGGCCCCGGTCAATGATGTGTTGATGTGTGGTCATTTTCTTTTGTTAGTTAAGTATTTTTCCACGTCTTCCATGTTATAAAGGGTTCCTTTTCCGACTCCTTCCAGCCTTCTTACATTCTTCCCCGCCCGTGCCAGGATGTTGTCCATCTGCCGGGATGAAATGTCATAATAAGTGGCTAAGGTGGAGCTTTTAGCGTATTTCTTTTCGATTGCTCCGAAAATGGAAACGGAAGACGATTCAGGCGTAGAAGGAACAGGCGTTGTTGCCAGCTCCCGCAATACTCCGGCCAGCGTTTCCAGCGCGGTCGCAAGGGTGGTCATGGTTGTGTCGTTTTCGCTCATGTTCGTTCTTCTGAATTGGCCGCCCGGACGGGTTTCCCCGCGCCTGCCAGACCGTATTACTCTATATACCTATTGATGTTTTGGTTTTGGTTTTAGGCCCCACCTGGGCCGGGCGATTGGTTAAAAGTCAGTTAGTCGTCGTAGTGTCCGTCCGGGTTGTCGCATTGGGGGGCGTGGTCAAAATCCCACTCGTCGATAGCCTGCTCTATCTGCTCCAGGAGTCCAACCGCGACGCCGTAGGAAATAGGTTCGCCGTCCACCCGGATGCACCGGTCTTCGTCGTCGTATTCAATGATCATTGTTCAACGTCCATCTAAATTTGATATGATAAGCATCAAAAATACGATAATGCCGCCCAGAAGAATTAGAAACACGCCATCATTCATAACTCGTTATTATTTTTAACTTTTGTCCTGGTGATTCTCGTCGTTCCTGACACGATGATTTGTCCTCCATCCGGCTTATAAATCACATACCCATAGACAGAACAGCCAAGCGCGGCATTGTTGAATGGTACTATATTGTTTTTCATATTGTTTATCGGTTGAAGGTTTTGGTCTGCTTCGGCTGCGTTTTATTGTCGGTTGACAACATCAAGCGGATAACAGCGAAATCATCTTTTGCAGCATCCTCGACGAGTCTTTTTACAGCTAAATTTGGAGATATGTTGTGATGAGCTGAAAGAAGAAGAAGCCCGGTTCTCGCTTTTTCGCTCAATTCAAATAGGTTAGTTTCGATGTCTGGATGTTTTGTCATTGTTGTTGTTGGCTTACGTGGTCAATGTAATAAAATTATTGCATTCATGCAAGCAAAAATGTAATCATTTTATGATTTTCTTTCAGAAGCCCTTGACGGTGTGTAATGTTTTTATTACACTGCGCTCATGCAACTGAGCACAGACGAGATCAAAAAGTGGCTAAAGGAGCGAAAAATCAAATATTCTTGGTTGGCCAATCAATGCCGCGTATCAGAGGGTTCGGTAAGAAATTGGTTTGCAAAAAAACACATACCATCCGCCAAAATGGCACTCATTGAATTGCTCATGAAGGAAGAAAATGCTCCTCATAAACCCCTCCAAGCCCTAAAAAACATACCCAACATGGGAAAGTTATTCGTCAGTTTCACGCCAGAACTTCAAGAGAAGATAGCGCAGGAAGCGCTGCGGCAAGGGATGACTCCTCATGCCTTTATATCAAAGCTTGTGGAGTATTATGTAACTACCGACGAAGGAAAAGAGAAAGCTATAAAAGCACTATCTTTCCCCCAAAGCGAATTGGAAACTACATATATTGACGAAGAGAAAAACAAGGGGGAATGATTCATTCCCCTTTCTTCATCCCTTTTGAAATATTCTCCAAGATCCTCTTCGTGGTCCTCCGGCAACCTTCAATAATGCCGAGGCGGAAACAAGTGAACCCGAACAGGACGGCCAGCAAGAAAAACACAAGCATTACGTTACCTGACATTGACGCAACCCTTTCTTGCTGAAAATTTATCTCCTAATTCTCTAATATTTAAAGCGTTACAAATGC